CGCGATCGGAGATGAGTCTCTTGACCCCTCCCATGGCTCGGGGATTCTCAAAGACAACGAGACCTTGGAGGTGAGGCGTACCTTCTGCACCTCGCTCGGGCTGGTAACAGACATACTGCGCTGCAGGGGCAAGGGACTCTCCAATTCTTGCGCGATCTGCATCGGTGTAATTGTTGAGAGTGAAGACCCAATTGCGTGATCTAGACATTCCGCGAAATAACTCGACTGTTCGAAGCTCATTGTGGTCTCAAATTATGTGGAAACAAAAGGCCTTTGGTGGGAACTTCCACCAGGCATAGGCCTTATGTCCAAAATCCTCCCGACCCGTAGGAAAATTCTGTGCACCCCGTTTTCGCAAACGTACGGTGACACGATAGGCCTTAACGAAAGTAGCCACTTCCGAAGGCAAATTCTGTGCACCCCATTTTCGCTGTGGGAGGCTCATGCCCAGCCCACAGCACAAAGGTAAGTGCACAAAAGTGACATAGGTAATACTGGTAGCTATGTCACGAAAAAATATTAGTTATTAAATTACACGGCCATGGGCCTTAAAATACTTACGACGCCAAATATACTGTGCACGAGCAGCAGGAGTATTAATTGGCGCATGAGGAGCAGTCCACCCAACATAACCGAGATGGTTAATACGGTAATTCATGTTGTGTTTAAAATTCTTATAAAGGCTGACGTAGCGATTGCGATTCCCAAGACGAGACTGGATAAATCGAGTAGCATCTGAGCGCCACGAAGGATTGGCATATTTGCGGTTCTTAATGAATACCATGGTAATTAATGACGCTTACTTAAAATCTTAAATCCTGCGACGCAGGATACGAGAGCGCGTACGAGTTGTATAAGGACGCCGAACAAAGACGGGTCTAGTAACTCTACGCCCTCGACCTCCGCGGGCGACACGCCCGGCAACTCTTCCTCTTCTAGCATAACCACGCGGCATTGCAAAATAATGACGCGATCAAAAAAGCTTAAGCACCAGCAGCCACATTGCTGGGAGACAATACGATATAAGAAGAGCTAGTTGCATCAGTTCTAGTTGCCTGAGCAACAGAAGCAATATCAATCTGAGGATTGCTCTGAGCCGCAGGAACAGCAGTAGTGTACCAAGGACTATCCAAAACCCCATTAATAAAGGTTCTGGAATTAGTCTGAACAGGATACACAGGATAAGGACGTTCGTGATAAACACCTTGAACGCTTACGTTACAAGCATCACCACGACGATCTACCACAGCAGGAAGAACATTGTAAGTGCTGTTCTGCTCAATCACTGGCATAGCCACACCAGAAACAGCAACACTTACACAGTAAGACAAGTCGTCAAACCCATGAAGAGCTGTATCATAATCCCACGCTCCATAATTGACGCCAGACAACTCCATAGACCAAACTCGAGAGCCTCCAGAGGCCACTATAAACTGGTCGCGACCAACCTGTTTAAAAGGATGAGGACTCTGGCCAGTAGTCGTAGGAGATTTGTACCATTTTAATGCAATTTCAGGCATAAAAGGAACCTTGGAATTGGTCATACAATCATAAGCAACAGGTGGCGATCCATTTAAATTGACCTGGCCTCTGTTATTGGTCAAATAATTGTTATAGCCAGAATTATACGCATTCTTAAGGTTGTCCTCGTTAGCAAAGACATTCCAAGTCTCGTTCTTCTTGATGCGAGTAACAACAATATCCACAACAACAGGATTAGTACCATCGTTGTGAAAGTTATAGGTCAAACCACCTGTACCCATCTGAGATCGATACCGAAAAGGCGTAGTACCACCAGTTGAAGGATCCACGCCTTGATCAACAACAGCCTGTGCAGGCAGAGAAGTACCAGGAAGAGTATCATCCTGGCACAAAGCAGAATTGGCCAAAATGGCCAAAGTGCTGGTAGCTATAGTATTATTACCAGCAGGAATATTAGCCAACTTAAACGGGTTGGCGTTCCATCCAAGATTCTCCAAAGTTTGTCGATTCAAACGAGAATACATAAAGCCCCCATTCTGTGGCTGTCTATAAGGAGTCAACAAAGTGGTATTGTACGCAGTGTTTCCACTAGTAGGCAATGCAACATAAGCTGAACCATTGGTACCAGCAGTAATATCATTACCAACTCTACGAGTCCAAGAACTATCAGGACCTAAAGACCTGTTCCAAGACGTCTGCCAATTACCAAACAAACCATTCTGTGCAGTGGTATTAACAGACTTAGCAATATTATGGCGAAAAATGTTGTGTACGGCAAACCTGCTTATTGGCACCTCAACACCCAAGTTAGTCTTGGGATAAGCCAACACAAGCTTAAAAGCAAACCCCATAGACACATGAAGATTCTGCTTGAAAAGCTGAGAAAAATACTTAAAAGGATCCTGATAACCAGGACCCTTAAGTTCGCCAGACTTAAACTTAATAGATTTCGCATAGTTCATAGAAGTAGACGGCAGCTCCGCACCTCTACCCCTAATAACCTGGGAAGGAACTAAACTTCCCATGTAAGGATCATATTGGCTTGCACCGGATCCACCGGTAGCCTGTGATATAGCAGCAGCGGCATCAGTATGCTGACGCTTACGAGACTCCGGAGTCTGAACAATAGGGGCAACAATACTAGACATGGTATCGTAACCGTGTTGTAAAGTCTGATAAGCGCTACTAACGAGATTAATGCCAGCTTCAGCTTCGGCAACAATAGCTTGGTATGCTGCTGCCATTGAAAATAATGAAGCATTCAAATATTCTTATTTTTACAAAGCAAAAAAACCCGCAACTGCGGGTTCAGGAGCCGGAGGCGGCTCTCCAAAAAGCTTAATCTCAGTAATACGACGCGTAAGCTGGGCAAGCGAACCCTCGCGGCTCGCTTCCAACCCAGCATACACATCCTGAGGCGACCGAGGACAAGTGATGTAAATAGTAGTCGGGGCAAAAGCAACGGTACCACCTTTGATCTCAACATCGAGAGGATAGACATCTAAAACTCTAAGCAAGTAAGAGTAAGTCCACCAATCGCCGCGATAATCATCAAAGATAACGTTCTTCTGTCCGCAATAACCATCAAACCATCTGTTACCAGGCGCCTTCATAAAGTACGGTTCATCTCCAATCGCTTCAAAGACAGCTCGCGTCTTTCCGCTGCCAGCGGATCCGTACCACCAGAGCACCCGGATTTGTGGAAATAGTCCATCGGGTCCGCGTACACGGGACTTTGACTGAACAACGGATTGCAAGGCTTTGATTCCGTGGTGATATCGGATGAAGTCGGACGGATACGCTTCCGCGATGACCGCAAGTGTCTCACCTTCTCGTAAGCGCTTGCCAATAGTAGCAAGGTCTGTGCGAGCTCCTTGTCCTGGTCCGTCGGGCTGGACGCCGTGCTCGGTAATCGCAAAGCCAGCTCCGGCGTCCCGAGTGTCGTCCTTGGTACAGTAAGCATGGGCTTCGGCAAAGGTACCCCGCATGACTTCCAAGTGGACGCGATCGGAGATGAGTCTCTTGACCCCTCCCATGGCTCGGGGATTCTCAAAGACAA